ATCAATCATAACCGCGGATATGTTACGTTTAGGCGTTTCTAGTACTTGAAGTCGAGGTTTATTGCCATGCGACCCATAATTAAAAAACCCATCATTATCCACGTGCGACGTTTTAAACAATATTTTGTTATTTTTATTGAAAAAGGCAGCAGCTTGCAAATAGTCATAATCGTCGGTAATATCCATTTTATATTGTTCCTGAATCCCCGTGAACGACCCGTAAAAATCGACACCGTGCACGAAATTATGGGTATTCAGGAGCTGGCTAGACAAATAACTAAAGAAACCATCCACATAGGCCATGTTGTTATAATCCTGTATTTTCATATGTACGTTTTCATTTGTCAATGATGGCAAATTGCAAATAGGTTGTTTACAGGATTCATATTTACCCACCATGTATCGAATCGGGTCCAATAACGGCGAATATTTAATAAATACTGGACGGGAAACGACGTCTTTCGTGTTTATTCCAACCACCGTATTCATATCAACCAAATGGTGCGCATGGTTTAATGATATGCGATTATAATTGGATTCATCCAAAGTAAACCACAAATCGTAAATCGGGTTATAATTTTGCACGGATTCAATGTGAAATGGCGAATACTTAGCTTCAATATCTTCGGCCGAAGTAACACCCCCTGTCTTATCTAAAATACTCATTTGAACCGTTTTATGTTTCGCGTAATGTATTGTGAATTTAGGAATTTCATTTATGGTAGATGTCATGATTGTGGTCGAATCTGTATAAGTGGTGAGTACATATTTTTCACATATTCTAAACTAATGGAATTTGCTTATGGCTGAATTATGGCGGCGAGCACGTTTATCCTAAAAATTCATTTTATATCTACTAATGTATACATAAAATACTATGACATTGGAACTAAAAAAATTCAGTATGCGTGAGATCACGTTTAAACCCGATGAAAATAAAGGCCCCGTTGTGGTGTTGATTGGGCGACGTGATACAGGTAAGTCATTTTTAGTAAGAGACTTATTATTTTATCACCAGGATATCCCAATTGGCACGGTTATTTCCGGGACAGAAGCCGGTAATGGGTTTTATGCTTCTCATGTACCTAAACTATTTATTCATGAAGAATACAATACGGTTCTCATTGAGAATGTTTTACGCCGACAAAAAACAGTGTTAAAGCAGGTAAATAAGGAAATTGAAACATATAAGCGTACAACAATCGACCCACGAGCGTTTGTCATTTTGGATGATTGTTTATATGATGCATCCTGGACTCGCGATAAAATGATGAGACTGTTATTTATGAATGGGCGTCATTGGAAAATCATGCTTATTATTACTATGCAATATCCTTTGGGTATTCCACCGAATCTGCGTACAAACATTGATTATGTGTTTATATTGCGAGAACCGTATTTGACCAATCGCAAACGTATATGGGAAAATTATGCGAGTATGTTTCCCACATTGGAATCATTTTGTGCGGTTATGGACCAGTGCACCGAAAACTTCGAATGTTTGGTCATTAACAACAATTCGAAATCGAACAAACTGAATGACCAGATATTTTGGTACAAGGCCGAAAACCATCCAAATTTCCGGTTGGGGTCAAAGGAATTTTGGGAAATATCTAAAAATATGGGGTCAGATGACGAAGATGAGGCATATGACCCAAGTAAATCCAAAAAGAAGAGCGCTCAAACCATCAATGTGAAGAAAACAAAATGGTAGGTCCCGCAATTCAATCGCTGTCATCGTCTGTATTTGAACCGGATGTTTCGATTTCCATATGTATAGCCAAATCATCCTCATGAACCGAGTCCTCGTCTGTACTCGATTCATGTACAATGTCACTTACATCGTCAGTGTCACCATCTACATCTACATCTACATCACGTAACATACTTAACGTTTCTGCGTCATCATCATCGTCGTCGTCATTATTGTTTGCAGTATTGTTCGCAATATGGGTGTTTATATTGTTGATATTGCCACCGTTATCGTCGTCGTCGTCATCGTCATTGTTGTTATTGTCCATGTCATCATCCATATTATTATCGTCGTCGTCCCTATGCGGAACCAATGTACTGTGTGGTAAAATTGGATAAAATGATATGCCAGATTCTTTTTCTTCATCTAGATTGTCCTCAATAATAGTGGTATGACACGTATCATAATTCTTCGAAAACGGGAGTGTTACATATTGTGCATATCGAATATCGTATACATATTCGAGTGGCAGTGATCTTAATTTTCCAAATCGCATTTTTATGAATTTGCGACCAAATGTAGGTGATATTTTATGAAACCTCGACAATTGATATCGCAAATTGTTCATTGCGCTACCCTTTTCAGCAATATCCAGTGCATACGTAGAAGTATAAAATAAATGCAAATACGGCGTCATTGCACGAAATAATACGTCATTTGGAAAATCTGGGTCAATATATATTTTTTTAGTAGTACTAACACAGTGGTCATTATACTGGCGAATCATGGTTGTTATATCCCGTCGTCGAATCGTCGTATTATTTGTTTTTATCATCGAATTGATATGCATTTTTCGAATGAGCGCCTCGTTATTATCGCGAAACAATTTCAAATGAAAATTATGCAGGAAATATTGATGAAAAACGGTCGGCAAAGTAAACATGCGGTGTTTCATGAAGAAATAAATCGTATACAAATGAGACTTGTCGAATACTAGATTGTTGTATGGATTCTTAATCGGCAATGGCTCTGCGTAAATATACGGCGAATGAGTTAATGCAGTTTCAACAATATTGGTTAGGTCGCTTTTTGTAAACAAATATTTCTTCCCAGAATGCAATAATGGCAACACAAAATATTGGCCAGGTTCAATGGGATTCAACAATAAATCGTGTTTGATTGCATATGTTGCTCGATTCCATTTCCATTTATATGCGAATTTGCATAGAGCTTGATAGTGGCGTTGCGCGCCCTGAAATATTTTGATGAATTCGGTTTTTTGTTCGGCTTTGTAAAACGGATTGTCAACCGTATTTTTAATATATGTATACTTCGTGCTAACATAATTCGCGCGTGCGTGAAGATAAATCGATATAAATATGGAATATAATACATAAATGGTATCGCGGTAATGACTGCTCGCCATCTGCAGATTGACCGTAAAATATTGGGGACTGGTAATGTAGTCAAATGTTAAGAATTCTACATGTTGTGCATCGGTAACAATGTATTTTCTGTATATTATATCGCAAAAGGTTGTCATATGATGTATTACATTTAATACATCATAATTTTTTATATTGTTATTGTTATTGGTTTATTTTGTATTGTTGTTGTGGACTATTAATCGACACTCTCGAGTGTGTCCACCAAATTGTTGTTCTGTTCCAGTAATAACTCGTTGCGCAGTTTGGTAGATTCAGCATCGGCCACATCGCGCTCTTCGAAGTTCACCGTCTCCTTTACGCCCACCAAATTTCCATCCGCATCCATTGTTTGGGTAAGCACGTTTCCGCTCGCCTTTGCCTTCTCGATATTCTCCATAATCGCCTTCTTCTTTGTTTCGCGCACGCGCTCTTCGAATTCCTTCTTCGCCATCTCCTCGTTCTTCATCTTCTCCTTATGCAATGCGTTCAACTCCTCTTCCATGTGTTCTACGCGACCCGTCTTATACGCATCCGGATCCCATGGAATCCACACACCCACCGGACCTACGAAAATATCATGGTTGGGGTCGTGCTCGCGCAGCTTCTTGCACTTCTGTTCGGCCTCTTCTTGAGACGCAAACACACCGCGCACCTTGAGGCCGCGCACCGATGTTTGGAAGGAATGGTCTCGGTTGAACTTCTCGTTCAATGCGTCTTCTTGCTTGTCCATGAAATTCTTGTAATCGTCTTCAATGCCACTTTTCTTTAGCTTTGATGATTCCTCTTTTACGAAATCGTTGAAATCCGCGATAAGCGTCTCCACATTCATGTTGTGTTTGTATGCAACGAAATGGATGAAATCGAAGTATCGTTCCATGGATTTAGAAAACTCCCAATTCTTGATGAATTGGTCGAATAAATACACTTCGCGCTTCTTCAATATTTTTTCAGGGGAAACAAACGATAGGCATGCAAATTTCTGTCCTGCGACGGGGGCATCTTCATCGCACAAATCTACATATTTAGGATTCGTAGACCCATTTGCCAGTGTTTTCTTCTCGAATGACGACATTATATCTTGTATTCCAACATTATATTTAAGTGTTTTCTACATAACATAATATTTGTATAATATCGAATTCCGGATATTGGCGGTTTCGTTTCATTTCGTTTCATTTCATTTAGAATGAATTATTTTATTTGAATATAATATATATTCGACATGACCGAAATGTTTGACATGAACGAGCTTTTGAAGCGTGCCATCAAATACTTGATTGAAGGCCTGGCTGTGGCGATTTGCGCCATGTTGATCCCCAAGAAGGCGTTGAGCGTTGAGGAAATCATTGTGATTGCGTTGACTGCTGCCGCCACATTTAGCATTTTGGACGTGTTTATCCCCTCCATGGGATCCAGTGCCAGAAATGGTGCCGGTATGACACTCGGTAGCACATTGGTGGGTGGTATTCGCATTGCCGCTTAAATAGGTATTGCCCAAACACATATATAATATTTTTACATCACATTATGTAATAATATTACAATAGTTAGTTGATTTGGTGTGTCGGTCAAATCATACTGTTGGGAAATATTCCCAGTCGAGGTCATTACACACCTTTTTCCATATCATATCTTGCTCTAATTGCTTCTCTCGGTCCTTCATCATGGGAATATAGGGCAAATATTGTGTCTGGTCCAATAACACACATAGTTGGTGTAACGTGTACGTGTAGTTGAAGAAATTGGTCCGGTTAGGAGGACAGTGAACCGCCCACGGTTTTTGTATTTCGATGAAGAGAACGCACAGCGTCTCGTGCAACTCTTCGTTCATAATGGGGGGTTTAATGCCGAACAGCGAATTAATATATTGAATATGCTCGAAATATTTGTTGAAGCCTAGTTTCCGCAACATTTCACGCATTTTGTCGTAGTTGATGAGAGAAACGTCCTTGATTCGTTCCTTTTTAATACGCGCCTTGATGGCGTCAATCACTTCATCGGGGATTTGCGTGGTTTCTTTGGCTTGGAATTGGGATAAGATTTCTTTGAAATGATTGAGACGGATATAGGCCGTGTAAGAAACCTCATTCGGTGGCTCTTTGTTGGTGGGTTTGGAACTATCGACAATGTAAGTGACGAATTTGCCACATGCAGTGTTGTTACAAATCAATATACCTTCTTCGTCTTGGGGGATGAGTTCTCCGCGCAGACATGTTTCACATACGTCGGTCGAGACAATAAAATCTTGGATATTCGCAATCTCATTGGTGACGTTTCGCCAGAAATGTTGGT